GGAATGCTATAAGAACATGCACAGAAATATTACCAAAAGGCTCGTTGGTTGTGTTTCCATCTTTTGTATGGCATCGAGTCAAACCAGTAACAAAAGGAGAAAGGAATAGTCTAGTAATATGGAATCTAGGTTATCCATTTAAATAATATGAAACAAGGCGGAAGTAGTACACCAAAAAAACCAGAAGGACATGTAGATTTTAAATCTTCATTTTATTTCCAAACACCGATATGGATTGCAGAGGCACCCATGTTTTTGAAAAACGGAATTAAAGTAACAGATAAATATATTAAGAAAGCTCAAAAAAATTTAAAAGATAAATTAAAAAATGAACCTAAATGGAAAAAAGATATAGGTAGTTTTGGTTTATCTTATCATAGTGAAAGTTTTTCTAATGATCCTAAAATTAGTGATTTAGTTCAATTCATAGGACAAAGATCTTATGAATTTTTAGATTGGCAAGGATTTAATTTACAAAACCATAGCTTACACTTTACAGAATTTTGGGTGCAAGAGTTTACTGAAAAAGGTGGTGGTCATCATGATACCCATGTTCATTGGAATCAACACGTATCAGGATTTTATTTTTTAAAATGTAGTGAAAAAACATCTTATCCTATTTTTCACGATCCAAGACCTGGTGCGGAAATGACAAAACTATTCGTAAAAAATCAAGAACAAATTACGTTAGCATCTAATCAAATTCATTATAGACCAAAACCAGGAACGATAATTATTTTTCCAGGTTATGTTCCACATCAGTTTGCAGTGGACCCAGGTTTAGAGCCATTTAGGTTTATACACTTTAATATTAAAGTTGTTGAATCAGCAATATCAAAAGAAAGGAGTCAAAAAAATGAGCTTCAAAAAAAATAAATATCTTGTAATTAAAGAAGCTGTACCAAAAGAGATAGCAGAATTTGTGTACAATTATTTTTTATTGAAAAGACAAGTTGCTAGAACATTTTTTGATCAAAGATACATTTCTCAATTTACAGAAGAGTTTGGTGTATGGAATGATAAACAAGTTCCAAATACATATTCTCACTATGCAGATATAGCTATGGAAACTTTGCTTATGAGAACTCTACCTATTATGGAAAAGAAAACAGGATTAAAATTATACCCAACATATTCGTATGCAAGAATATACAAACCTGGTGATGTTTTACATAGACACAAAGACAGATTTAGTTGTGAAATATCTACAACATTAAATCTAGGTGGTGATCCTTGGCCTATATATTTAGAACCTAAAAAGAATGTAGGTATACCTGATGGTAAAAAGATAACTGTATCGAGCAATAACAAAGGTGTTAGAGTTAATCTAAAACCTGGAGATATGCTAGTTTACAGAGGTATGGAATTAGAACATTGGAGAGAAGAATTTCAAGGCGATAATTGTGCCCAAGTATTTCTACACTATAACGACCAAAAATCTAAAGATGCGGATAAAAATGTAAATGATAGAAGACCGCATTTAGGACTTCCAGCTTGGTTTAAAAAGTGATATATCTTTAGACTGGGGAGAGTGTCACCACCATAACACCACACTCTTCCCTGTTTAAGGATATATTATGTTAGGATTAAGTGCATTTTCAGAGTTTCCGTTTGCAACAGCAGCTGAGGATAGAAACGTAACTATTACAGCTACTAAGACATCGTTAACAATAACGATAGGTAGCATAGGTATTACGGCTGATTCTATTGTAGAGAACGTTTCAGGTAGTCCATTAACACTTGGTTTTGGTACATTATCTATAACTGGAGAAGCTAATTTAAGCCCTACAGGCAGTCCACTAACCCTGGCTACCGGAACAGCTGTTGTTTCAGCAGATGCCAACGTATCAGTCACTGGAAACGCATTGACTATGTCAACAGGCACTGTTACAATAACGGCAGCAGCAAATGTAGACGTTACTGGTAGTGGTTTAACACTAGATACAAAGGACGCTACAGCTATAACATGGAGTGGAATAGTACCAGGCGCAACAATGGTCTGGACACCAATAGAACCTTATTAATATGGCATCAAGTTTTTCTACAGATACTAAATTAGAACTTATAGCAACCGGTGAAAAAGCTGGTTTATGGGGAACAATAACAAATACAAATTTACAAATATTAGAACAATCAGCTACAGGATATTTAAGTCAATCCATGGCCTCTGGAGATGTTACGTTAACATTAACAAACGGTGCTACTTCAGATGGTAAAAATGCTTTTTATGAATTAACTGGAACTTTAACTGGTAACAGAACTTTGATAATGCCGTCTGGAGCAGAAAGATCTATTATAGTTAAAGACTCTACAACTAGAGGGGCTTCAAGCACATTATTTTCTTTGTCTGTGCAAACAGCTAGTGGAACTAGTGTACCTATTCCAATAAATGCAACTGTTGCAGTTGTGTCAGATGGCACAAACATGAAGTTAGGATTATTGTCAAAAGGTTATGGAACTGTAAACTCTGCGTCTGTAACTGCATATACTGCTGTTGCTGGTGATCAACTTTTAACAAACACTACAACTGCAGGTATTTCAATTACATTACCTACGTCAGCTGCGACCGGTGATGAATTAACAATAGTAGACGCTAGAGGAACTTTTAACTCGAATAATTTAACAATAGCTAGAAACGGTCACAATATAAATGGATCTGGAAGCAACTTAGTATTATCAACAAATGGTCAAGCTATAACTTTAGTATACGTTGACTCGACTCGTGGCTGGGCTTTCAAGACAAACACCGCGTAGGGGGATGAACTATGCCTCTTACAAGAGTTAATTTTGCACCTGGAATAGATAAACAAAACACAACTGTTGGAGCAGAAGGACGTTGGGTAGATTGTAATAATGTAAGATTTAGATATCAACTACCAGAGAAGGTAGGTGGTTGGTCTTCTTTAGTTACAGATACTATTGTTGGTGTGGCTAGAAAAATGTTTCCATTTGTAGATCTTGATGGAAATAGATATGTAGCCATTGGAACAGACAAACTGTTATTATTATATTTTGAAGGTCAGCTTTACGACATAACACCTTTAGATGCTGTAATTAATAATGCAACTATACAAACATTTTCAGGATCAAGCTTAGTAACAATTACAAGTAGCACTGCTCATGGTTTAGAACCTGGTGATATTGTTTTTCTAGACGATACGACACTACCAGGTAGTAGTGGTTATTCTACATCTGATTTTGATGGTAAAAAATTTCAAGTTACATCTGTTTTAAATGCAACACAATTTCAAGTAACAGTAACAACTTCAGGCACACCAGCAAACGCTGGTCCTGGCGGCAGCATAGATATTGCACCTTATGTTAGAATAGGTCCAGCTGCACAATCCTATGGTTATGGTTGGGGCATATCTGAGTGGCAAGGATCTGTTGCTGGTGCTGCAACATCAACTTTAAATGGTGCATTGTTAAATGATACGAACGGTACGGGTGGATCTGGGACAAATATTACATTAGCTTCAACAACAAACTTTACCTCTGCTGGTAGAATATTGGTAGAAGAAGAATTAATATCTTATGCATCTATTGCTGGTGCTAATTTACAATCTATTGTAAGAGAGGTAAATGGAACAAGCAAAGCTGCTCACTCAGATGGGACAGCTGTAACAGATGCTACAAACTTTTCTGACTGGGGTGAAGCAACAGTTGCATCAACGGTGCAACTAGAACCAGGACTTTGGTCATTAGATAATTTTGGACAAGTGTTAGTAGCAACGATTGCTAACGGTAAAACATTTACTTGGGATGCAGGGGGCACATTACCTTTAACAACGAGAGCTGCAACAACCACTTCTGGTTTTGCAACGGGTAACAATCCTACTGCAACAAGAGCTAGCTTAATATCACCAACAACAAGACACTTAATTCATCTTGGAACAGAAACAACAATAGGTGATCCTACGACACAAGACGATATGTTTATAAGATTTTCTGATCAGGAGGATATAAATACATATGCTCCCTCTGTAACTAATGCTGCAGGCACACAAAGATTACAAGATGGTAGTAGAATTATCGGATCATTAAAAGCTAAAGAAACAATTCTAATATGGACGGACAATGCACTATATACCATGAAATTTATAGGTGCACCTTTTACATTTGGTTTTGAACAAGTGGGTACAAACTGTGGACTTATAGGTAAGAATGCTGCGGTTGAGGTAGATGGTGTCGCTTATTGGATGAGTCCCAACGGTTTCTTTTTATATGATGGTACGGTTAAAACACTACCTTGCTCTGTAGAGGATTATGTATTTGATCAATTAGACATTACAAAAGGTCAACAAGTAAACGCTGGATTAAATAATTTATTTGGTGAAGTGACTTGGTATTATCCTACCACTTCATCAACATACAATGATCAGTATGTAATCTATAATTATGGTGAAAGTAGACAGCTACCTATTTGGTACATAGGAACAGAAGCTAGAACAAGTTGGATAGACGGAACAATTTATCCAAAACCTTTTGGAACTAAGTTTGATTCTACTGCAGAGGGCACTTTTCCTGCAATAGTTGGTGTATCGGGATTAGGACAGACCACATTGTTTGAACATGAGATAGGCACAGATCAAATTAATCCTGATGGAACAACTACAACAGTAACATCAAACATAACATCGTTTGATTTTGATTTAGATTTAGAGGGCACATCAGGCCAGTTCTTTTTATTTATGCGAAGAATATTACCAGACTTTAAAAATCTTGTAGGTAATGCTAAGATAACTATGTCAGTAAAAAGGTTTCCACAACAAACCGACACTGCAACTACGTTAAGTCCTTTTACAATTACGTCATCAACAAACAAAGTTGATACTAGAACAAGAGGACGATACGCAAATATAAAAATAGAAAATGATAATGCTAGCCAATCGTGGAGATTTGGCACATTAACATTAGACTTACAACTGGATGGTAGAAGATAATGGCAATAAATTTAGGAGATGCTCTTTCATATTTAGATATACCACAAGCTGGTATTGGTTCTGTTCAATTACCAGTCGCAAAACCATTTATGCCAGGCTACGATCAAGAAATGAATATTGATGACAGTGGTAAAATAACATTTAAAAATTATTTACAAGATCTTAGAGACAAAGCTCAAGACGGTATTGGGACTCTTACAGATACAGGACTATCTTTGTTTGATGATAGTAGAAGATCTAATTTAATGAGAGCAGGATTAGGCTCAGTGTTGTTTGGCTTTAGTCCTCTTACAGCAATTCTTGGAGCTGTGATTGGAGCAAAAACTCCTAAAGTGTTTGATTACTTCCAACAACAACGAGATAAGAAAGCAGCTGCTGAGGAAGCAAGAGCTGCACAAGAAAGAGCTACACTAGATGCATACTTTAGAGGACTTGAAGCTAGTGGTGGTGACTCTGGCGATAGATACGATGGAGCTGATTCTTTTGAAACTTATTCAGCAGATCCAACAGCATATTCAGGGAGCAGTTAATGGCAAAGATAGTAGTAAGATTACCAGAACCAAAACTAGAGTATGATATCTCTAACCAAAAGCAAATTAACAGAGCTTTGACTACAGTTGTAGAACAACTTAATTCAACGTTCTTAGAAACAGAAAAAGAGGAGCAACAAAGATTTAATTTCTTTTTATCGTAATGGCAAATGTTTATAAAAATA